CAATTGGTTATCTCAAGTTGGCCGTGCCATTTTTTATCGTTATGAAAATAACAAAACGTACTACAGTCGTAATGACCTTGCTCGTTTATTTGAAATAAGAAATTATTCAGAAGGAAGACAAAGCCCTCAAAAGTATATTGATATGTGGGCTACTCGTGGGGATGAAAAGACCAAAGGTAACGGGAACTTTAATAATGCCAATGCTCGTAGCAGACGTAAGGGTTACGCAAATATTGATTTCACACCATTCTCTATGGCTCCTGAGATAAAGAGAATTATCATGTCTGTATTAGGCACTGAGAATCAAAGAATACAAGTAGACTCTATTAATCCAGATGCTCGCAATCAAAGAGCTTTAAAGAAGTATCAATTATATATTAAGAGTAAGTTAGATCCAATCTTAAGAAAGATTGGTAAACCACAAATATCTGAAAATGAGTTTGTTCCTGAAAACATTACTGAATTAGAGCTATATGAAACCCTTGGGGGCTTTAAATTAAACTTTGAGATTGGCATAGAAAAGCTTGCTGAATTTGGTTTTAAGAATAGTGATTGGACAAAGATTGAGCGTCAACTTAAAGATGATGCTATAAACTACGGATTTATTGTAACTAAAGATTACACCGATCCTGATACAGGCATGGCAAAGACCAAGTATATTGATGTTACTAAATTTGTTTGTGCTTGGACAGATGAGAGCCAAGGTGATAACAGTCCTTTTGCTGGTCACTTCCAAAAATATAGTTTGCCAGAAGTTCGTAAGATTCTTCTTCAAAATGGATATTCAGATGATGAAACAGAAGGTTTAGTATCTAAAATTGCAAAGTGGTCTTACGATACAGTTTATGCAAATGATAGATACGGATGGTCTTGGTATGCACAGCGTGACACCATTACAGACCGTATGCGTTATGATGACTTCTTTGTAGATGTTCTAGAATTTGAATATATTTCTAAGGATAGCAATTACTTTAAGAAGAGAAACCGTGATGGTAGCGTGCAGTTCTATAAGGATATGTTCGGTGATGTTGTAAATACAGAGAAGAAGAAAACGGTGGTCATTGATGGCCATTTTATATACGAAGGTTATTTCTTGCCAGGTGCTAACATTACAGTAGGTGGTAAGCAGAAGAATATGAAGCGAGTTAATAAACAAAAACCTCAGCTATCATATCGTTTTGTTCGTATCCCTGGAAAATCCATTACAGAGACGGCAATGCCAATTTATGACTCCATGCAAATCAATCACCTTAAATTGCAGGCTGCTAAATTAGCTGCTGCTCCTAAGGGTATTGCTATTGATGTTGGAGCGTTAAATATTAATAGTATCGCAGGTACTATGTACACTCCATTTGATCTTGTACAGGTTTACTCGCAGACGGGTAACTTCTTTTACAAGTCTTCAATCTTAGGAGGTAAAGTAAATACATCTCGTTCATTTGAAGAGCTAGAGGGTGGTATTGGTAAGCAATTAGCGGAATGGATTACAGCTTATCAACATGATGTTGAGAAGTTATTGCAGATTACGGGTATCACTCCGACTATGGCTGGATCTCCTGCAAAAGGTGATAAATTAGTTGGTATTGCCGAGTTAGAAATAGAGGCGACAAATAACGCTCTATGGCCATTGCAACAAGCAATCGAGCAATTAAAGATTAAGTCTGCCGAGAATATTATCTTACGTGCCTTAACTACTATGAGATACGATAAAGCTACTCGTGATTACTACAGTGGTGTATTTGGTCAGGCTTCTGTAGATGCAATGCTAACAGGTGCTGAGATGACTCTTGATGAATTAGGTCTTTCTCTTTCAAATAAAGTTTCTCAAACTCAGAAATATAAAATCATGGAAGCAGCAGAGACAGCTCTTAAGGTTGGCCGTAATGGAATGCCTGAGATTGAACTTGCTGATTACACCATGATTATTGAGATGTTAGAGAAGGGTAGAATCAAAGAGGCTACTTGGTATTTAAATTACAAGTCCGCTAAGAAGAGAAAGTATAATGATGAAATGGCTGCTCAGAATCAACAGGCACAATCTCAATCATTAATTGATTTAGAAAAGGCTAAGCTAGATGCTGAGATAGCTAAGATTGAGGCAAAGAAGAACGCTACAATCGAACAGGAAACAGTACTCTCTCAATTAAGAATACAAGAAGCTCAAGCTCTACAAGCGTCTAAAACAGAAGGTAATATTGCCGAACTTAAAACAGAGGCATTCCTCCAAGAACAGACAGGAGCTGAGATTACAGGTTCAATGAGAAAAAAATAAAATAAAAACACACAAATAACACACGTATGGAAAATGAAATGAAAGCTACAAGCATCTTTGATGCATTGGGTTTACCAGCTCAGAACAGCGAGCCTCTAGAAAACTCTCCTGAATTAAATACAGGGAATGAAGCTAATCCTGTTAATGATAATGCTGATACACCTCCTGTAGAAGAGCCTACATTTAAGGCCTCTGATTTGAAGGCAATCTTTGGAGATTTCGAGTCTATCGATTCTATCAAAGAGAAGTACATGACTATTGAGGAGCGTGCTAAGAAGTTCGAGGAGTTTGAGCCTTATATCTCTGAGAGAGAAACTCTTGTTAAAGAATTAGAATCTCCTTTTGCAAATGAAAAGCTGGCTAACTTAAATGCCTTTATTAAGACCACAGGTATTAACGATTTAGATGTTGCCAATAAATTTGTTGGAAAGTCCGCTTCTGATATGCGTCAGAGTCCTATCCAAACAATGGCACTAGCTGAAGTTATCAAAGATCCTTCTCTTCTTGAAGATATGACTTTTGATGAGATTTGCGAGACTATCGCAGAGGAGAATAACACCTATGTTGATGCCTCTAGTGAGGATATCCCAAAGACAATGAAGATGAAATTAGGAAAAAACATTTCCATTGTAGAAGAAAAATTAAAAAATATTGGTGAGAATAAAGATTTTATTGCATCTTTGCGAGAACAAATTAACACTCAAAAAGAGAGTGTTAATAAGTTAGTTAGTGATTGGAAGCCGATTGTAACAGAGGCATCAAAGATTAACGAACTTGACATTGAGATTGACGGTTTAAAAGTAAAGACTTCGGTGTCGGAGGAGACTAGAAACCAAATTAATCAAGAGGTCATGGGAATTATTTCTTCGAATCCTTTACCTGCTAATGAACAAAATATGGATGCTATAAATATGTACATCCGCAACCGTGCCGAGGCATTGGAAGCGAAGAATGTATATAAAGCTCTAATAACCGCTGTGAGAGGGGAGGCCCAAGAAGCAGCTCTTAGAGAGTTCCATAATGGATCAGAGGTAGTTAAACACGAGAAACCTGACGGTAAGTCTGAGAAGTCTCAACTACAAAGGTACTTCGAGTCACAACAATAAAAAAGTGATTTATTAATTTTAAACATTCATTAAAATGGCAAATACATTTGCTCCTGTTTCGGGTGAAGGTTTAAATGGCGGTCTATTATCGTTATTTGACGCTTCATACACAAGTGGACTTTTGGTTCCACATTACTTACGTACCTTGAAAAACAAGTACGGTGACAACGGTCTTTCTGACTTCCAACTTTTGATGGGATTAGGAATGAAGCGTGGTGTTCAAAACATCACTGGATGGCACTGGGAAAAAGGTTTCTACGATGCTCCGATCAACGGTACTGTTGATGCAACTGGTGCTAGTCAAATCACTGTAGAAGTTACTGCTGAGACTGTAGGTTCTACTAACATCGATTTGATCTACGCTAAAGTTGGTCAAGTGGTTATGATTGCTTCTGAAGCTTCTCTTCCTTTGGCTCGTGTATCTGCTGTTTCTGCTCCTGTTGCTAACGTATACACTGTAACTCTTGATGCTGTTCAAACAGGATCTCTTACTGGTGTTACTGGAGACGTTACTTTGATCGTTGTAGGTTCTGCTTGGGCTGAAGGTTCAGACCAACCAAGTTCATCTCAGTCTTTCTGGACTAAGTACAACTGGCAAACACAAATCTTCAAAGAGACTTATGAGTTGACTGGTACTCAAAAAACTAACGCCCCTCAATTCATGGAAGTTGAGTACGGTGATGGTCGTACTAAGAAGATGAACGGTTTCTTCTACGAAGGACAAGACGAAGCTGAATATCGTTTGATCAAGCAAATCGCTTTATCAATGATCTTCGGTCAAGCTCAAACTAACGCTGCTGTTCCACAAACTTTCTCTGGTCTTGATGCTGAGATTGGTGCAAGAGGATACACTGCTGAAATCGGAGCTGCTGCTGGTGACTTTGGTGTTGAAGATTTGCGTACAATCGCTACTGAAATGTCTAAGCGCTACTCTAGCAACTTATTCTTGACTTGGTTAACTCAAGAGTTGTACTCTGAAATCAACCAAGATGCTCAATCTACAGGTTACTTTGCTAATGCTAACGTAAACGCATTGAACTCTTCTGTTGCTGACGTATTCTTCGGTGGTAACATGAGTGATGTTGAGGCATTAACAGGATCTCTTTCTTACCAAGGTTTGATCGTTGATGGATACAACTTCATGTTGAAGCAAGCTCGTTTCATGCAAGATCCAACTACTTTGGCTGCTGTTAATACTAACGCTTTACGCAGACGTGGATGGGTTATTCCATTGAACAAGATGGCTGATGCTGAAGGTGTTCTTCGCAACCGTATCGAGTTGGTTTACAAAGAAATGAACGGATATAGCCGCTTCATGGAAATCACTGACGATGGACGTGCTTCTGCTCGTAAGATCGGACCAAGTGATGTTGCTAAACTTTACTTGTCTTCAGACTTAGGATTTGACTTCTTCGTATTGGAGCAGTTCACTAAGCTTAGCCCAGTAAATCCATAATTTTTGGATTAATATATAAAAAGGGGAGGTGAGTTTCTCCCTCCCTTTTTTTCTTTTTACACACAAAAAAACAACACAAAAAATCACACACTATGCTATTTATGGACGGTGAAAAATTCTCGCTTGATGCAGAGGATTTAAATCAACTTAAGTCTGTATTTCCAGACTTCATGTTAAAAAACAAATCTGTTAGAATGACTCACAATGGTGATTCAGTAAGAAAACTACAGACAAATAATCCAATCATTCCAATGGTATTTGCAAAACCTAAACACGGAATGTTGCTGTTTCATAATTTTGTAGATCCTGTAACAGGGGAACAAAGAGAAATTCGTTTTAGTGATGGACCTCCGCAATATAGAAATGACGGACGTAAGGTTTTTTCTGCTAAATCTATGCCTATTGATGCTAATTTCATTTTCGATCCACGCAAGGATAAAGAATTGTTATGGTATGTATATAACTTTAGCGGTCTTTTTGCCAACGGTTTAAAGGGAAGATTCAACTCTCCTTATAAATTCTTAATGATCGAAAGAGAAGCTACAGAGAAAGCAAATGCACAAATGGCTGAGGCACGTGCTAAGGTAGCTATTGCTAATATGACTAGAGAGGAGTTAATTGCTTTTGCTAAGAGCAATGTAGGTGTTAATGCTGACGACACTAAAGAAGTAATTATTTCTCGTATCTATTCTGCAATGGATAAAAAGGCAGAGTACCGTGAATATGTAATTGATACTCTAACTCCTCCTCAAAATAACGATATCTTAGATATCATTGAAAAGGCATGGAACTTAGACCGTTTAGTGCCAAGCATGGACGGAACACAAACAATTCTTATTTACAACGGCAAAGAAGTAACTCTTGCAGATCTTCCAGTAGATGACAAGCAAGGATTGGCTGACTTCCTATCTAAGGATAAAAAAGCCTTAAACCTTGTTAAGAAGTCGATTATCTAAGAATATTTCGTAAAAATCTGAAATGGGGTACTGTTTGTACCCTATTTTTTTTTATCTTCGTGGTATAATTCGTAATAAAAAAATGGCTACTACATTACACTTTAATATAACCACCAAAAAGGTAAAGGTTGATCAGGACGTTTCTCAAGACTTATATGGTATTATCACCGGCCCATCTGGTGTTGCTTTTATTACAAAAAACTCCTTAGGGAATGAATTAATTGATGGAAGTACTCAATCAATTTATTTCAACCTCCCTCTTGACACTTCAAATAATATTGTTTTTGGTACTTACACGATAAAGTATGGTACCGCTATAATCGATCCTAATAATCCGGCTACATATACTGCTGAGTCATTTACATATTTAGGTGCTGATATTTTAACAGCTTGCTTTACTGTAGAGCATAACTGTGATTATTACCCAACAGGGTTAATTACGGCAACTGACTCTACTTATTACGGAAATGACGCAGGTACTGCAAGCAGCCCTGAGATTCTTTCTCGCACTATATCTTTATTCTACCCTGATGGTTTAGTTAATCCAACTCCTGCTGTTAACCCAGCTGTAGGGGAACAGGATCCTATTACTACAGGAAATTACACGTTAACAGTGGACACTCTTGCTACAGGAATGTGGACAGCTATCATGGATGTTGAGCTTTTATATACTCAAGATGACGATTTAGTTATTGAATATCAATTAAAGAAGACATTAAATCATAATGTAGCATGTGTAGGTCAATTATGTTCTATTAACGAATGTATTGACGGCATGACTCAAGCGTTTAATTCTGACGTTGCTTGTGGTGTTACTACTCCTCGTTATGCAAAGCAATTGACCTTAATAAACGCTTACTTCTCTCAATATCAAATGGAGAGAGCTTGTGGAAATACAGCTAAGGCAAATGAGTACTTAAACTTAATGAACGAACTTGTTAGTGGCACGTCTACTTGCAGTTGTTCTTCTGGTTCTTGCTCAGGATCTTGCGGATCTTCTTGTTCTTGTGATTCTTGCGGAGATGATAATACTCCACGTTGGATCAATACTCCAGGATCAACTACTCAATCTATCTTAGAGCAGATCCAAAGTGATATAACAAATATCGAAGAGGATATAGTACAATTGCAGGACGAGGATACTGATATTTGGAACGCAATAGGCGATGTTGAAAACAATATAACAACTATCCAGGGAGATATCACTACAATTGAAGGTGATATAACTACACTGCAAGCTGATGTAGAAGCTCTTCAGCCTACATACAAGGTTTATACAGCTCTTATGAGTCAAACAGGAACTAACGCTCCAACAGCAACTATTTTAGAAAACACAATTGGTGCTATTGTTTGGACTAGAGTATCTGCTGGAGTTTACAGAGAAACATTAGCTGATACATTTTTAATTGACAAATTATTTATTCCTTGTCCTAGTGGAGGTTTTGACTCTTCTGTTAACACAGGTGGAGGCGGAACTTCGTATAAATTATCTAGAAACAATGATGCTATTATTCAATTAACAACCTCTTCAGCTGATGATGTGTTAAACTACACTCCAATTGAAATTCGAGTATATAACTAATAAAGTATGACACTAGACGTAATATACGAACAAGTTTATTTAAAGCTAGGAAAGGATGCCTATGGTAACGTAGTCACTCCCGATAGCTTTAATAAGGCATTGAGCTACTCTAATATTGAGAAGCTAAATGATTTCTTAGTTGTCTTAGAGCAAGATGAGGAAATGATTGACAATCTACGTCCTTTTGTTGTTACGCTTGGTGATAGCTCATCCTCTCCAATATATTTGGATGACTATGGTTACGCTGTTCTCCCTTCAGATTATGTGAGATATGTTCAGAGTAGTCGTATGGATTACACGAACAATACAACAGGATCCACGGAGGTTTATAGACACATTGAGATGTTAACAAACAAGGATTTTTCTTATAGACTTAGCACCTCTCTATATGCTCCAACCATAAGTAGACCAATTGCTACAATACAGAATGAGAAGTTATTAGTTAGACCGAGAGGTATAAATGACATTAGTTTTACTTATGTTAGAATGCCATTAACTCCCAACTACGACTATGACTTTAGTGATATCACTTTGCTTCCTGTATACCTTCCTCCAGGGACAGATCACGGGGATCTTCCTGACACTACTGTAAGACCTGGTTTTACGGCAGGAGATCCGAGTGAGAGTGTTGAATTGGAATGGCCAGAAGACGTTCATGATGATATCATCAATATTATTTATAAATTCTTCGCTATCAATCTTAAGGATATGAACAGCTTACAGACGATAGAAATTGAAAAAGGTAGACCATAATGACTAAGAGAGACCTAGTAGATTTAATACAAGAGCGTTTGGCTAGCGGTGACGTGCCGAATGATATTATGGGGCGTTATAAGTATCAGACAGTGTCTGCTCTTATTGCCATTGTATATCAAGAAGCTGCTACGGCTGACAACTCAGTACTCGGCACCATGGTATTACCGTATGACTTACCAGTTACTTGTGAAAACGGAAAGTACATTAGTATGCTTACTGCTGCTCCTGCTTACGGTCCGATGAGTGTTAAGTATGCGACAGACTCTTGTGGTAACACTTACTACTCTCGTCAGAGTGATGATCAGAATTTATTTCTAAGTAGAATTAAAAAGATGGCAAAGCCTGAGTTCTACGTTAGAGGTAAAAAATTAATCTGGACTTGCAATCCAAACTTTGACACAGCAACAGTTTATATGGTTCCTAACTTCTTAGATATGGATGATAGTGAAGAAGCTGTAATGCCTAGCTCTATCTCTGCTATTTTAACTCGCGTGATTGAATTAGTTCGTGCTACAGATACAAGACCTCAGGAAGTTGTAAATAACACGAGTCAAGACAATACGCCTAAACAAACTAATTACGCTCAATAATGGAAGGTACTCCAGTAAAAAATATAGAATACGTAATTCAATCTGCACTCAACCGTGTTAAGGGACAGGCTACTGAGATCCCTCGTCTAGAGCAAATTGGAATAGAATGGATGACGGAAGTTGTTAGAGGGACTACAGCCTTCCCTTGCCTTAAGGTAGCACACTTAGATATTAACTCAGTTAATCAAGTTGCCCTTCCTCCTGATATCATGAGATACACAAAGATTGCTCTTGACTACGGTGGACGTTTGTGGACACTAGGACTCGATCCTAATATGTCTCTTCCAACAGATATGCAGGCTTGCGATAGCATTCCTCAGGCAAGTGCAACAGATATTCAAACAGGGGTGTACTTCATTGACCACTCATGGAACGGTGTTTACTTCCCTGCTCTCTTTGCAGCAGGCGGTGGATTTAATCAGGCTTACTACAGAGTAGATCCGACAAATACTTTTATACAATTAAGTAATGAGGTGCGAGGAGGAAAGATTGTCCTAGAGTATTTAAGCACTGGTGCTGATATCAACTCGCAGACTCTTGTTCCTCACTACTATATCGAGCCGATGAGAAATTATATTATATGGCAATTAGCTGAGTTTGAACCGCAGAAATACCCTGTGAACACTACAAATAGAGAGAGAATTTATATTGAATCTATGGCAGATGCAGCTATGTCTCAAGGCAATACTATTGATGAATTACTTGATGCATACTACTCAGCTCCTGGATTAAAACTACGATAAGATATGTACTCACAGTCAAACTTTTTTTACGGAGGTATAAATACCGATGATGAGGACCGCTTAATACCTAATACAGATTTTAGAGACGCTTTTTACTCTAGAAACTATGGTATTAACAGTTCTGATGAAGGGGCTTTACAGTCAATGACTGGCAACTTATTAAGAACCAATAACAATTTGCCTTTTGGGGTTAATATTATTATCGGTGCCTGTGAGGATACTGAAGGTAAAGACGCTAATACAAGTGGTAACTTAATTTTATTTGTGTGGAATGATTTTAATTATCACACGATTTGGAGATACAGCACTCAAGATTTATCGTATACAAAAATACTAGAGAGTGATATTCTTAATTTTAAATTAGATTATCCTATTTATCACGCAGCTGTTGTTAACAACTTGCTGTATTGGACAGATAATTATTTCAACTCATACGAAGGAAATGATTTCAATCCCCCTCGAAAGATAAACATTGAAAAGGCAATTCTATACACAGAGTCAGGCGGTACAGATCCTAATGGATATTCTGAAATTACTTTTGATAATTTAGACTGGATCAAACACCCTCCTCTATTCTCTCCTGAACCTGTATACTTTACTGATACTACGGAGACCGCAAATAACTTAAAGAATAAATTATTTCAGTTCCGTTACCAATATATCTACGATGATAACGAAGAATCTGCGTGGTCCCCAATATCAATCATGGCACTTCCTCCAAGCGGGGAATACATTTCCCAAACGGTAAACATTGATCCATACGTAGATAACGCTATTAACGTATCTTTAAACACAGGATCATCTATTGCTCGACTTATTCGCGTGGCATACAGAATAGGCAATACAGGAGAGTTCTTTTTATATAAAGAATATGATAAAGTAGAGGAAGGTTGGGATAATGAAGATTCGGTAACTATAACCTTTAAAAACGAAACGTCTGGACCTGCAATAAGTAACTCTGAAAGAAACTATGATTTAATCCCTCAAGTAGCTAAGGCAATTGAATACTTACCCTCTAATGAGTTTGCAATAGGTAATTATGTAGAGGGTTACGACAAGATAGAAGTAAATAACGGTGATTTCCAATTTACTATAGATAGATACGCTATAGAAGATACGGCATTTACAGTTCCTGAATGTAGATATTTTTTAATTTACAATACTGCTGAACCAGAAACAGGTAATCACACAAGCATTATTTCCTTTGCAGGATTAGACAATATATTTAAATATAGATATCAACCAGGAGATGTTTTAATATTTCAATTTAGAAAATACGAATCTACTTATACCAATGATCAAGTTATTTCGTTGCCTACTATTTATTATACTATTCCTACAATTGATCCTATTCTTTATCCCACTGATCAAATAAAAAACACATACTTATGTGATGATTTTATTAACTATTTAGCTTCGCAGGGTATAGATAGTACTTTAGCTCCATCAGGATCTTATTCTTATAATGGGCTAACAATGAATTATGATACAGTTAGATTAACTAATCTTATATGGTTTGATTTAACGGAAGCTCAAATTGCATCTTCAAACACAAATAGTCTAGAAAGAGAAATTATATATTTGAGAAAAAACAAAGCTACCAGAACATTTAAGACAGGGGCCACTCACGAATTTGGCCTTCAGTATTACGACAGGGCAAATAGAGACGGCACTGTAATTACAATACCTGTAGGAAGTGTATATAACCCTTTTAATACTGATTTTACTAATAACCAACTTAATGAGCCTCTAGGCTTTGACAAGCAGCCGTATTATACAAATATGAGCTTAGAAATATTTGATGGTTTTCAGCCTCCTATATGGGCTACAAATTACCAAATAGTATATAAACCATCCACTAATATTGCTAATTTTCAACAGAGATCTATTAAAAAAATAGAGTTTCTTTCAGATTCATCGGTAAATTTAATATTAGATGATTTTTATAAAAATGAGAACGGTCAATTTCCAGGAGCTTCTATAAATCAAAATCCCTCTAAAGGTGATCTAGTTCGTTTTGTAAGAGAAAGGGCGATGTTTAACTCTGATAGCACTACGCATCTTATTGCAGGTGACAACGGAACGTCAGAAGCTCCAGCTGCTTCTGTTAGATTTGAAAATGTTAATCAATTAGATGTGTATTTTGCATATTTCTTAGGTACAGATTCAGTTGCCTATCCTGGGGGTGCTTTAGTAAACACCACAAATAATATAACTCAATTATTTTCAGACGGTCTTTCTATATTTCCATTAACAGATGAAGGGTATATTGACGTGACAGCAGGTGGTGATTACATATTTAATTTAACACTTAATGCTCGAATTAGAGCTGCTTCAGCATTTAATTTGCAAGATGGGTTATTAGAATTTTATTATGCTATAAATGGATCTGGAGAGACTCAGTTTGCTAGTTATAGTTTTGATCCATTAAATGATGACTATCAAACTTTCACTTTGAATTATAATAACATTATTTCTTTAGCTACTAGTGATCTTCTTACAATTTATGTTAAATTCCAATATGATTATATATTACCTTTTGCAGCATATGTTGAATTAGATTTTATTTCTTTAAACATAAACGCTTCTTTAATTGATGCGAATTATGATGTCTCCCACTATTATCCTAATTACGTTACTCAGGAAGATAATCTCATTCAAGAGTTAAACGTATTGGCATATGATCCAGCAGGAGGGCCTAATGGAGAGGAAGTTATTACGGTGAACTATTTTGATGCTAGTTTAATAGGAAGATATTTAATTTATCAAGGATCTAACCCAAATAGACAGCTTGTTTCTGGTGGATTTCAAGTGGAAATATATACTCCAAAAAAAGAAAATGAGAATGATCCTTGGTTTGAAACAGGTATAGAGTTCCCTGTGTTAAATCCGAATACCCCGAATCGTGTTCATGCTGGAGATACTAATCAAGTCCTAGGTATTACAAATGCTGTTGTGAATTTAGATTGCGGTGACGTGTACATTCGTCAGAGAGTAATGTCTACTGGATATGAATACGAAGGAGATTTAGAAGATGTGTATTACGCTAATGATACTAGGGCAGCTTGGTTCTGCGAAGATCCTCACTACTCTGATTACTATATTTCTAATTGGAATAACAAAGGGCGTATTGCTCTATATTCTCCATTTGCTAAGAGACAGCATTTAAAATCTTCTATATATCACACGAATGCATTTATTGATAATACTCAAATAAACGGACTGAGCCGAGTTGAGTTCTTTAATAATGTAGCTCTTAAAGAAGAGCAGGGTGGTATTAATAAATTGATTCAAGTAGGAGATATATTAAAATCATTCCAAGACAGAAAGATTACCTCTGTGTATATACAAAAGGCATTTGCTCTTAATGGAGATGGAACGAACAATGTAATCCTCTCTGATAAGACATTTGCAGGTATCCGTCCTCATGATGATGACTACGGTACAATACACGCAGGATCTGTTTCTCGTATAGAGAATAATGTATTCTTCTATGATTACTACAACGCAGCTTTTGCAGTGGTGACAGCAGGAGGAGTTATTAATATATGTGAACAGGATAAGAAATTCTCAAAGGGGGTTCGAGATTTAACGGCAAGAATAAATAACGTATATGGAGGTTATAATAATGCCAACATATGGTCTCACATCAACCGTAATAACAACGAGTATACGTTTTATGTAAGTGATAAAGTGTCGGGAAATTTACCAAGTTTAAATGAGATCCCGGTCTTTGCTATGACTAAGCCAAATGAGATATTTTTAACTGGAGATTACACAAGTGTTCTTTCTGTAGGGGATACAATTATTATTGCCGGATCTACTAATCCTGAAAATAATGGAGCTTTTATAATTGATACAATAGTATCCAACTCAGGAACCGGAGCCACTGAGATACAAGTTGCCAATCCTCCAATAGGTTTTGATAATGAGACCGGAGAAGGAGTTGTTTTGTATTATTACGGAGAGTATAGTGAATCATCTGGAGAAGCGGTATCTTACTCATACGAGAGAAACAGATGGATCACTAGATTTAATCACGGTGTTTCTTTTGCCACTGAATTAGGTAGCCGAGCTTACTCTACAGGTGGTGGGAACATATTCACATTTGGTGAATTATATGAGGAAAACTTCGGTTTGGAACTAACTTTCTTAGGTACTTCTAGAACTCAACAATTGGA